TCGCCGTGATCGGGCATTTCTACCATGGCATTCATTTTAAAGTTTGGCAGTTCAAAATGACCAAACATGTATTTGGCTTTGATGTTTTTTATTTTTTTCCATTCGTTGCCAACTAACCATGGAACAAGTGCCACATCATCTTTGACTGTGATATCATTGATAACTGTCACATTAGGAATTTCTTCAGCAAACACTACAGATGATATTTCACGTTTGTCTCTGTAAAACAAATCATGATTGCCTACAAGAAAATATGTGTGTTCAAATGCTTCACTGAGTCGTTTAAGGTTAGAAATTGAATAGTTTAGTGTACTGATATTAATTGAGCTTCTGTGATGATGCCAATCACCCAAAAAGATACAGGTTTCTGCACCAAACTCTTTGGCTTGGTCAATGAACCAGTTTACAAAATTTTCACAATCGTTGTTGTGCTGTCTTGAATTGTTTTTTAAACCAAAATGGATGTCTGTGAAACAGGCCGCTTTTTTAAACATAAAATTATCTCAAAGTTTTTTAAATTATACTAGATTTTTATGTAAATGTCAAATGACTATTTGTTCTTGGTATCGATGCTGTCAATGGTTGGACCAAATTCTGATTTTACTTTGAGTTCATGTTCTAGTTGTCTAGTAAATGAAGGAGTCTGTCCAGCTTCTTGTAGTATATCATCTCTAATACTCTGATGTTTCTTTTCAAGATTCAAAATCCTAGTAAAAGAATTGGTTATGGCCGCAGTATAATAAGCAAAAGGATTTTGTGATTTGGATTCATCAAACTGTAATCCTATTTGACTCAACTGTAACAATGCCTGAGATTGCATTTCATCGTTGTAGGTGTATCCTCTCCAGTTTCCTCTACTGCCATATCTTTCACAGAGCTTGATAAACATTCTTCCCAGTTTGTCTGTAATTCTACCATTTTCTAAACTGAATTGATTGTGTCCAGCATGATGGCTGATTCCCACAACTCTCCAGTTGTCTGTGTCATCTAATACATAGTGTTTGAATGGAATAAAATTCAATTTGACTTTGGTATCTGCTATGGTTTTGGGATTAGATTTTCTATCCGGATCATCTGGAATGTGATCAAATGTGTATGCTCGAATAACCACATCTTGATCTTTGATATCTCTAGTTTTAATCTCATGCTCGCCTAGTTTGGCTTTGGTAACACCTAATTCTTCACATTTGAGTTGTGATAGTCTTTCTGCCCTGGCTTGTCTGGCTTCTTTGATTTTGGCTTTGGTCATTTTTTCAATGCCTTCACGCACAATCAAATCGTAGTCACGATACATTGGGTCTTCATACCAACAAAAGCTGTTTTTACTTTTGTGTATTTCTTTGAGAATGTCTCTGTTGTTTAAATAATTTACTCTTCGCATGTTGTGTTTATTATAAGTGTATTGGGTAACAAAAGTCAACCTTTTATGTTTATCTTTTTTATTTTTTTAGATAAAATACAGTTTTAATTTTGTCTATAAATATGTTTATGACAATCTCAAACGACTTTAGAGCTAAATTACAAGCCAAACCCGGTGCAATACGTGAAGTGTATGGCATAAAAAACGATTCAGCTAATTTGCTAGGCCCTATAGCTAGATCAAACGGCATGATCATGCCTTACACACCAGCTATACAAGTAAACCAAGCAGTGGTTGATTACGCACAATACAATTTGCCACAAACAAATTTTGATTACTTTGCATTTGCTAGAAGAAGTTCTCCTACATTTTCTGTGACAGCACCATATACAGCACAAGATCAAGAAGAAGCTAGATACATGTTGGCTGTGATTCATTTTTTAAGAACAGTTACCATGAGTTATTATGGCATTCAAAACAAAGAAAAGCGTGGTATACCGCCCCCGGTTTTACTGTTCAGTGCCTATGGTCCATACATGTATGAAAAAGTGCCAGTACTGGTCAGAAACGTGAGTTTTGGTCTAGATCAAGAAATTGATTATGTGCCAGCCGGAGCTCCATCCACTAGTGTAGCTACCAATACTCAAGAAGCATATAGAGTCATTAATGGTATTCCATACTCGTATGAAGAAATACAACAAATGAATGTGGAAGCAACAGAATTTAACGATGGAGAATACGGAACACCTCTTAGTATTCAAAGCACAATTGACAATGCAGTGGCAAAAAGTTTTGTGCCCACTGTGTTAACAATTTTTATGGATCTAGTGTATGCTCCTATACCAAGCAATGTCAGAGACAACTTTAATCTTGATGATTTTCGTAAAGGCAAATACCTAGGAGATCCGGGCACTGGAGGATTTATTTAATGGCTACTAAAAAAAATTCACCGTATTATAGAACAAGAGTGATAAATGACTATCTTGACATCATTGACATGCCTGTTATAAAGTCCAGCAGTAATGATCAATACTATACAGTAGAGAGCAAATATGATCGTAGACCAGATCTATTAGCATATGATTTATACGGAGACACAAGATTGTGGTGGGTGTTTGTGAGAAGAAATATGAATAAAATTCAAGACCCAATAAATGATTTTAGAGCTGGTATCACAATTAGACTGCCAGACAAAACAGCACTAGCAGGCATAGTGAATTAAAAATGGCAACAAACGAAACAAGAATTGACACTATCTGGAATAATGTCAACAGCGATTATTTTAAAAAAAATATTTTACATGATTATGAATCAGTGACATACGATATCACGTTGGCAATGGCCACTACCAAAGACACTCAGCGATGGTTAAACATTGAAGCAAATCCAGATGACCCTACTGATATTAACACTCTCAACTCATCAGTTTTTCAAGATGAAACAATAATTTTAGCACAAACAGCCAGCACTATTACGCAAATTACCAGTTTGACAATGCAGGCCACAACAGCACCCAATCAAAGAAACAGTATAACATATTCTCATAGATTTTCTATGCAGGCTGTACAACCGTTGGGTTCAAGTCTGTTAAGAAATATCTATAAATCAGCGGCAATATTAAACATCGAAAATCATTACAGTCATCCTTATTTTTTACAAGTATATCTAAAAGGGCGTAAAGGTGATGGCAGTTTACCTGAATCTGAAATACCAGGAACACGTAGATGTTACTGTATTCATATTTCTGATATTAAGTATACAATAGATGTTGGGTCAACAACATACAATATAGAAGCAATTCGTGCCGGGCAAATGGCACAAGCTGATGATCATAATTTAGTTGCTAAATTACAAATGGCAGATGTAGGAAGTTTTGAAGACTTTACTAAAAAATTTGCACAAGGTTTACAAGATCAAGAAAGACACTATCTTGGACAGAGCAAACTGCTACTAGATCAATATGAAATACAAGTTACTGCTGATGTTGAAGAAGAAAAAGAAAAGTTTTTAGAATCAGGTATAATAGATGATGTTAACAAAGAAAATTTCAACAACCAAGATTCTGAATCGGGACTGGTTAAAGCCGAAATTGAAAAAAATACTAGAATTACAGAAATTTTAGAAAAGTTTATTTCAAGAAACAAATACATTCAAAAAAAAGCACAAGGAACTAGAAATTCTATTGCTGAAAAATTATCCGAAGACACTATCAAAAATATTGATATTGACAAATACCTTGCCACTATTTCTACACACGCAGTACCAATTGGTTATGACCCTTTGCGTAGAGATTATGCTAGAAAGTTTATATACACTATCAATATAGTAAAGTATACCACAGTACCAGCGGCAATTGTTGATGAACATCAACCCAATAAGCAGTATACCACTGTAAGAGTAAAAAAGTTACTAGACACAGGAAGACTGGTAAAAAGATATGATTATTTCAACACTGGAACCAATATTGATGTTTTAAATTTTGATATCAATTACAACTTCCAGTATGTTTTTGGCTTAGACACTGTGGTAGGATTGTACAACAAGTACAGTGAACAGTTTAATTCAATAATACCAAGAGAAGCCAGTTCACAGAAAAAAATTGACGAAATTAATTCCAATAACAAAAGAAATCAAAACACATGGAACAATGCAATCTTAGATGATAAAGTAGATTTCAGTGAAAATTATGCAATTTTAAAAGCACGTGAGCAGATTTTGAACACTACTAGAGAACGTTTTTTAAATGGCACAGTTGAACCAGACTCAAACACTATACAAGCATATAATGAGCTAGTTAAAGATTACAACGAATCTATTAAAGATGTAAACAGCAGTCTTGATGTGTTTCAAGGCGGTCCACCAACTAGACAATTAACTGAATTAAATCAAGCAAATACATTAAATGCGAATGATTTTGTTGAACCACCAACCGGTGTCAATCGTCCTGGATATACCAAACTAGGAAAACAAGACAGATTTATTACATATGCAGAGACAATTGAAGATCAAAAATATCTTTCTGCCGCAGAAACTAATGGCACAATGTTACCAACTCAATTTTATGAAAGATACTTGTTGCCGTTAAACGAAGGAATGACTGAAGTTGGTGCACAATCTGATTTTAATACTATTTTACAAAATGCCAAAGTTGGTTCAAATGAAATGGTAAGAGCTCAATTAGATATTATAGGTGACCCTTACTGGATGGATCACCCACAAATGAGTGCTGAAAAGTACAGCTCGGAAATTGCTAACTATAGAAATGAAAATGTAATTATGCTGGTTAGCATAACACCTAGACAACCTGATGTCGACACTGGTCTATTACCTCCAGCTGAAACCAGATCTGACGAATTTTTAACTGCACTGTACAGAGTTGTACAAGTACAAACACAGTTTAACAACGGACAATTTCGACAAAAACTTGATTTAGTTAGAGACACCATTACAGATCTTAGCCTAATGGTTGACGGTGATCTAGAACAATTAGACAGTCAATCAGATGCAGTTGATACTACTAGCGGTAATACCACTGCAAACAGAAATGCTAACAGCAACAGAAAAGAACCAATAAACGGTGAAAGATATTATGAGACCGAAGATGGCGGCGTTAGATATGAAGGAAGTTATTCTACCGGCGGCATGATGCAGTATATAGATCAAGAAAATGACTATCAATAAAATAGCACATAATAAATATTAAAAATGGCAGGAAAAAACATATCATCACCAGATCACTGGCGTAAGTCTACCGGGGAAGGCATTAGCAAATCTGCAGGTTATTCTACAGTTCAATTTGCTGAAGTTATGGACAATAAAGATGCGGCCAGAATGGGAAGACTCAAAGTATACATTGTTGGCAGTCAAGGAGTCAAAACTGATCCAAACAATTGGAGACAGGTAATATGGACTTCACCATTTGCCGGTGCAACAAATCAACAAGATCTAATCAAAGGTGGAGATCAAGAAAACACATATCTAGGAACACAACGCAGTTATGGTTTATGGATGACACCACCGGATATTGGCAATATTGTTGTGGTTGCATTTGTTAACGCTAGAGACAACAATGGTGTGTGTTTAGGTTGTGTGATGCAACCAGGAATAAACCACATGCTTCCGGGTATTCCAAAAGGTAAAACATTTGGAGATGAAGCGCCAATAACTCCATTAGCAGAAGCAAACAGAGTAAGTGATGAAGCTTTTAATTCACAAGATCTATATGACACTGAAAATCCTGTAAAAGATGGTGTAAGAAGACCCATACACGAACCGCTGTATAATGCATTATATCAACAAGGTTTAGAAAACGACAATATCAGAGGTTTAACAGATTCAGGTGCTAGAAGAGAAAATCCATCAAAAGTTTTTGGTGTGTTAACACCAGGCGGTCATCAATTTGTAATGGATGATGCCAATCAAAAATATATTAGACTAAGAACTGTAGGTGGTGCTCAAATATTGCTAGATGATTCACACAGTTCTGTATATGTGGTCAACAGCAAAGGCACAGGCTGGGTTGAAATCACAGAATCTGGAAAAATTGAAGTTTGGAGCGAAGACAGTATCAGTGTAAGAAGTGAAAAAGATATTAATTTTAGAGCAGATAGAGATGTTAATATTGAATCAGGAAGAAACGTTAACATAAAAGCCAATCAAACAGATTTAGACACACAACCAGAATCTACTAGGAACTTAGGCAGTATCAAAGGCAATGTTCATATTGAAGCACCAGGCCATTTCAAAGTCAAAGCAGATTCCGGAATTGATACTAGCACAGACGGAACCACTAATATATACTCAGGTATCAATCATAATTTGACTGCACTTGGCGTAAGTAATATCAATGCCGCTGGCGGACATTTTGAAACTGCATCAGTTATTCATATGAATGGCCCAGTTGCCGGAGTTGCAACTCCGGTTGATAGTATCACACTACAAATGAACGAAAACGGTGAATTGTATACAAACGTATTAAAACCTAGATCTGCAGATACTATACCGTCACCAAGAAATACAGAATCAGGCAAAGAATCTATTGTTTCAAGATTCCCAACCAGAGAGCCATATCCAGAACACGAATCACAAGATACAGAAAATCAATAATTAGATTTCAGTAAATCCATCTTTTCTGTTTAAAAATTTATAATCAATCTTTAAAGGATCAAGTTGTTGTAAATGTTCAAACACAGTATCTGGTTCAAAATCACTACAACTGTAAACATCCAGCTGTGCCACTGCTGGCCATGATTCATCCCAAATGTGCATGGCAATATGACTGGTTTCAATGATTGCAAACGCAGTCATACCTTTGTTACCATCGACTCTGCAATATTTTGCAACAGGTCCGTACATAACTTTCATGTTGATTTTTTCAATTAATTTGGTAATGAATTCCATAGCAACCGGTTCATCAAAAATTGGTTTTTGAATCTCTGCTCTTACTACAAGATGTTTATGCTCTATTGCCATGGCAGTATTTAACATTATTATTTAAACAAATCATAAAAAAAGGGCGATTCTCACCGCCCTTTAAATTCAAAGATCTTTGAGGTCTTTAGATTATTTAGACTTATAAATGTGATATAAAATCCAAACAGCTACCAAGCCTAGTAATCCTTGATCACTAAATCCTGATATAATTGCTTGTACATTTCCAATTACAGAAATGTTTGGCCAAAAAGGAATACCTTGGCCGCTGAATAACACTTCAAGTACAATACCTAGTGCTATTAAAGAAACACCCACATCTGCTAGTGCCGATGCCCATGTTTTTATTTTGTTAATAATATCCATAATAAGGACCTCCTAACTTTTGTTTGTAATATATTATTATAAAACTTTGTACAAAGTCAAATAAAAATTTTACCATAATATTTAAAATTGTGAATAATCGAGTTAACTAATATGTTAACTTTCCATAAAAAAAGGGCGATATTTTGCAATACCGCCCAAGTTTTAGTCATTTGTTATTATAGTTATAAACTATTACATTTGAACTTTTTTATTATTATGCATTTGCATTGATTACAGTTTTACCTGAATCAGCAAGTAAGTCAATTACAGAGTTTTTAATTGATTTAGCAACTTCGTAGTTACCAGTACCAATTACTCTTACATTGAAATCATAACCTTTTGACACTAGATCAGTTGTTGGTGTTGATCTTTTCATTGCCAAATTTTTATGTTTGATAACACCACCATTGACGTTACCTGAGTTATCTAGAGCATTTTTAGCCTCATCAAGGAAAACGCCAACTTTGTTGGTTACTCTTCCTTTAGAAAATTCTCTAGTGTATACTACATACTGTTTAGTTCTAGCCATTTGTGTATCTCCTTCAAATAGGTTTTTTATTAAGTTAAACATATCTATATATTATACTAGAATGTGCTGTTTGTCAACAACTATTTTATCCACTTTTTGGATTTTTCTACTTTGATACCAGCATTTTTAAATATGAGTTCTGGAAAACGCATGATTTCGTCTTTGATTTCATACATCTTTAAAGAAACATCATGGTCGTCATACCATAATTCGTCTGAAAGTTTTTTGTTGTACACATCTGTAATGACATCCAATAAACGAACAGCTTGTTCTTTTTCCATATACCACCATTCTTTGCCATTGGCAAAGTTTTTTAAATTTGCTGACATATTGTTATAATATATGATCTGCTATCTTTAAGTCAACCAGTTGTTTTGCCG